TGCGCGGGTCTACGGCGATGCGCGGGTCTACGGCGATGCGCGGGTCTACGGCGATGCGCGGGTCTACGGCGATGCGCGGGTCTACGGCGATGCGCGGGTCTACGGCGATGCGCGGGTCTACAAAGTCGGCCTGACTGCTGTTCGCAGCGACAATTACACATTTACCATTGCACCCACGCCTGAAGGCCCGCGCGTCATCGCGGGTTGCCGGTATTTTTCGTTTGAGCAAGCCCGCGAGCATTGGGCGCGGACGCGTGGCGGGACTCCGCTTGGTGACGAGACTTTCGCTATTCTTGATCTGCTTGAAGCGCAGTCCCGTATCCACGGTTTTGATGCGCCTGTGACAAAGGAACCCACCCCATGACCACCCTATCCCGCGTTCGCGAAACGATTGGAGAGTAAGATGGACGAAGAACCGACATTCATCATCCGCGCCGGCGAGCCCGGCGCCGCCAAGGCCTTGCGCGCCATGGCGGCCAGCGTGCGCGTGACCAACCCAACCCGCGCCGCCGAGATCGACAAGGCCGCAGCCGTGTTCGAACAGCATGCCAGCCGCAAGCGGCCAGGCGCAGGCTTCATCCCGCGGCGATGATCGACCGCGAAACCCTGCCACCAGCCGCATTGCTGGAGCGCGGGCAATGGCCATGCGCGATCTATTCGCGCAAGGAGCGCGCATGGCTTGACGTGAACGGCCAGCCGAGCGGGGAGATCATGGAGGTTGCGCTCGCACCGCGCTTCCCGCTCGCGCTCGCCTACGCGATCACGCGCGACTATATCCATTCGCTCGAACTGTGTGACAGCGTGACGCTGGATCTCCCTCTCCCTCCGTCGACCAACAGCCTCTATGTGGAGGCGGCCGGCAAGGTGAAGGGCAGGGGCAAGCAGCGCGTCAAGACGAAGCCCTACAGAGCATGGCTGGAACATACCACCTGGACAGTGCCGCAGCAGCTACGCCAGCAAGGCGTTCCCGTGAACCCGACCCAGCCGATCATCCGCCGGCCGTTCGGGATCTCGATCGCGGTGAACATCAGCCACCAAGGCGACGTGACCAACCGGATCAAGGCGCTGGAGGATTATCTTGTCGCCAAGAAAATCGTGGACGGAGATCAGTGGTGCAACCGCGCCGAGATCGAGCGGGTGACAGATCTCCCCGTCGAATGCCGCGTTACCGCCTATCACCGCTCTTGGGATTGAGGAGACAGCCATGGCCCGCATGACAGATATCGATCATCGCGCAGGGAAGATGACGTTTCACATGAACATCATCCTCTCCGCCGACGGATCCGCGCGCATGACGCGCACCGCAGCGCAGCTTGCGCGCGATGAGCGCGCGCTCGCGCTCGCGATCACAGTGCCGAGCAAGATCTTTCGAACCCCGTCGCTCCGCGCGACCATCCAGATCCCCGACGTTGAAGCAGCGCCGGCGATCAATATCGATGCAGCCCAGGCCGCGCTCCGCGAGGCGCTTGGGAACGATATCGATATTGCCGTTCATCACCCAAAAGGAGAATGACATTGAACACACCATCACTGGAGGCGACCGATGCAATCGGCGCAGACGGAGCCACCCATCCCCGCGTCAGCATCGCCGATATCAATGCAGCTATCGCCGAGATCCACTATGTCAGCGGCAAGGATGCGATTGCCGGCAACACCCACGCGCCCAGCGCTACCGCACATGACGCGCTTAACCTCCTCACTATCTGCCTAGTCGTCATGAACAACGGCTTCACGATCATCGGCAAGAGCGCGCCCGCATCGCCGGAGAACTTCGATCGCGATAAAGGCCGCATGTTCGCCTACGAGGACGCAGTGCGGCAGATATGGCCGCTCATGGGCTTTGCCTTGCGCGACCGGCTGCACGCCGCCGATGGCGATTGATCCGCCAGCACCGGATCCGGAGCGCGAGCGCTTGCTCGCGCTCCTCGCCTTTAGCGAGCGGCGATGCACGCGCGCGGTCGACAAACTTCTAGCCGCCCAGCGCGATGCGGCGCTTGCGAGCCTCCAGCTTGGGAAAGACCGCGCCGCGCTGGAGGCATATGACGAAGCCCACCCGGCAGATCAGCCGGATCTATTCCAGGAGCAGAGCAATGGCTGACAGCACAGACGACAGGCTCCGCCTGTTGATCGAACGTATCGAGAGGCTGGAGGAAGAAAAGAAAGGGATCTCCGACGATATCCGCGACGTCTATGGCGAAGCGAAGGCAGTCGGTTACGATCCCAAGATTATGCGCCAGATCGTGCGTTTGCGGAAGATGAAGCCCGACGATCGCAACGAGCAGGACATGATCCTCGAAACCTACAAGAACGCCCTTGGCATGGCATAGGCCTTTCGATATATCTGGATCGTCCGATGCCGCGGGCACTAAGGGCGGGGAGAAATCCCCGCCCTTTTCATTGCGCCGGATCCGGCATGCGGCTCCAGTAATCCCGCCACCATTGCGCGTTATTGGAACAGGTGAACAGCCGCCCCTCGATCTCCAGCACATAGGCGGCCACCACACCATTGCGCAGCCGCTCGCGCTCGACATAGAGCCCGTGCTGGATCTTTGCCTGGGCAACCGTCTCGACCTTGCTCCAATCGATAGTATAGGCCTCGCCGCGCTCCGGCCGCGCGTCAGGCGCAGACATGCAGATCAGGCGATCAGGATGATCGAGATCCGGCCGCAGCGCCACAGCAAGCCTCTCCGGCCCGCACGCGGCCAGGCTAGAACATGATATCCAGAGGATCCCCACCGTCAGCAATCGCCGCATCGATCTTCTCCTTTTCCTCAGCCAGCCGATCGGCATAGGCCTTCTCGCGCTCATCCGCCGGCTTGTCAGCCGCGGATCCCGCTTGCTCCGATTGCGCCTCCAGCCGCTCCGCAGCCGCGCGCCATTGACGATCCGCCTCATCCTTGCCCGCATCATAGCGCGCATCGCCATACGCATCGAGGAGCAGCCAGAGCGCGCCCAGGGCCACAACCACAATTGCGATCGGCGCGAGGATCCGCGCAACCCGCTCCGACAGGCCGAGCGCCATGAACCATCCTGCAATCATCGCACCGTGACCTTTTGCTCGATCTCCAGCAGCCGCTTTACCAGCGCGTCGAACAGTTGCTTGCGATGCGCGAGCCCGATCAGCCCGCCGTTGATCCGCCGCGTCTCATCCTCCACGCCTGGCGTATCGGCCAGCCGGTTGATATCATTCTCATCCCAGAACCATGCGGCCGACATGACCCCACCCTCGATCGTGGTGGCAATCCACGCCGCCGCATCCTCGACCGTCTTGCCCATCGCCTTTGCGAACGCGGCATGATTGTCGCGGCCGGTCAGTTGCATCGGCCCGTTGCCGCGATAGCGCCAGCCGTCTCCGCTATCCGGCCCGCCGTTGCCCATGCGGTTCGCATAGACATGATTGGCCAGCGCCTCCGGCTTGCGTGCCAGTGAGCGCGCAAGCGCATTCGGCACACCCTTGCCGGCGGCAAAGCGTGACGGCCAGACGGCCGCCAACCGATCCGCAGAGTAATTCATATTCTCGCGCCGGCCGACCGCCCAGCCACCCTCATGCGCGAGATTGGCGATGAAAGCCGCGACCCGGCGGATCGAGTTGATCTCGAACCGCTGGCAGGCCTCGCGCAATGGTGCGACCCAAGGCTTGAGCGCACCCTCCGTCAGGTGCGGAGCGGTAATCGAGAGGAGCGCGACGTCGATTGCGGAGATCGGAAAGGCGTAGGAGGTTTGCGCATCGGGAGGAAGGCGATCGAGCAGGCGATCCATATCCTCGATCGTGCCGGGGATATTCCATATGCCGGGGATCAGCGCACCAACAGCGTCGAATGCAGCCTTGCGGTTCATATCACTCCACTCCGCTACGGATCAGTTGCTTGACGCGGATCTCGCGGTGCATCCACATGACCGCGAAAGCGACCATTGACGCATGGCCGAGATCGATCATCCAGTTCCAATCCTGCGCGGGAAAGCCGAACATCACCAGCATCCTCGCAGATCCCCAGCACATCATGGCAAAGGCGAAGGCGTAGAGCATGGCGCGATGCAATGGCCGCCGTTCATCACTCTCCGCCGAATGCCAGAACATGATCCCCGCAGAGATCAGATAGGTCAGTGTGATAATCAGCGTCATCCGCGCTCACCCTTTCCTTTCCACGGCAGCGAGATATCGCCCGCCGCCGCCCTCCGCGCAATCCACGGAGAGGCGAGCCCTGCCACACCCATGACGAGTTGAACGGGCAGGGCCGAGATCCAGCCGATCCAGGCGCCGCCCTGCACGAAATGCGGGTGAGCGATACCGGCAAAGATCCCGATCACAATCGCCGCCAGGACAGTGAACGGCAATGCCAGCCGTTCACTCGCAGGGGAAACAGTCATCCCGACGAAGCCGCCGGCCGTAGCAAAAAACAATCCGGCGACCACATGCGGCCATGGGGCCACGAACCCCATGACCGCGCTAATCCCGGCAAGCGCCGCCGAAGCGGACTGCACTTTCAACTCACTAACCATCGCGCGCCCCATTTAGATCCCCAGAGGATACAGGATGCAGAGACATGGCGCAATTGCAGCCGGCACGACCGGCATGACACCTTATATTTGCTTCCAGCCCCCGCCGTTCCACACGTAGCGATAGACGTCCCCGTTCGCCGCCACAATGCTCGCGCCCGACGTATTGTTAAACCGACCCGATCCGCCGATGTTGTGGCGGATCGTGGTGTTCGCATCCTTAATCAGCAGCGTCAGGGTTTGCCCATCAATGCCGCCCGTCACCTGATCGAGGTTCGTCGCAACCGTGTTCGCAGTTTGCAGGACTTCACGCCGCGTCCCGTCGAATGTGGTTGCATTCGCCGTGATCGTCACCGGCGCCATCAGGTTAAATCCATAAGACCGAGTATAGGTAATATTCTCGAACTGGTGAGCAAAAATAGAAAAGGCCGGTATCGTGGTGCGCGTGCGCGGGATCGTATAGGTCAACGACTGATTAGCGAGGCGAACATCGGTAAACAAGTTGCCGTGGCTCTCGATCAATTCGGGCGAGGAGTTCATTATGATCCGGCTCGCGCCGGCAAGCGTCGATCCTTTCGACTGGAAAATACTCCCGCGCTCCATAATTTTCCAAATTGAAGCGGCGCCGGTCAGGCGTTGCGTGATCAGCGAGTTAAACGTCCCGCTGGCCTTCGCCTGGAAAATGCAGGTTTCGAGCGTCAGGCTACCAGTGTTGCGCAATACGATCGCGTCATCCACCCAATCCTCAATATTGCAGCCGATCATGACGATCCGGAATTGGCCTTGCGCCGGATCCCCCAGCAAGGTTGAAGAACCGAACTCGCCCCATATATCCCCGCCACCATCGACACCATTACAGGCAATCAGCACCGCACCGCCGCGGATGCGATAGCCTGCCTTGCCGGCACCGCTGTTATGGGCGTAGCAGTTGACCAGCACCGTGCTGTTTCCGCCAACGATCTCTATGCCATGCCCGCCCGCGCTAAACGTGTGGATATTATACCAGGCGCAAGAGAAGTGGAAATTGGCTTTGAAGCAGCTATCGCCCGCGCATGACAAAACCATGTTGCGAAACTCGCTTTGATAAAGCTGATCCGCTCCAGAGGTGAGCGTGAAGCCAACGCAAGTATCGGCATCGCCCTTGATACCGAAATCGCTCATGCTCATCCGGTATAGGCCGGTGGGGATCCGGTTGCCGATCGCGATCTTGCCAGCCATCCCCACACAATTGAGATACGACTTTTCCATACCCTGACCGACGCACCTGGCACCGATCGACTTGAGGGTTTGCGTGTGCGCGGGGATCGTCAGGGTGTCGGTAATCCGATAGGTCTTTGCCAGAAGCCGGAAATAACCGACGTCATCGATCATTGCCTGGATTGCGGCAGTGTCATCGGTCACGTCATCCCCAACCGCGCCGTAATCCTCGACCGTCGGATAATCGCGCAGCTTGTTCAGAACGCTCCGCATGACGGCGCCAATGCCGCTTCCGATCCACGAAACCAGCGCGGCGCCAAGCGGCACAGCAAGATCAGATCTAAGCCCCGCATCAGCCCCCGTTCCGCTCGACACGACAGGATTGCCAGATGCATCGAATGCCAGAAACTTGTTTGCGCGCCCGCCCGCCAAAGGCAGGCGCAATCCCTCATCCCCAAGGCTCCCAATAACCGCGCGGTCGACCCTGTTTTTCAGCCAGATCGAAAGGCGCGCAAGGCGGTCAAGCGATCCCTCCAGAAGGGATTGATTGAACGGCCCTTCATCCGAGTATCGATCTTGTTGCTCGAATTGAGGATCGAGGAAGATCCACAACTCATCGCCGGCCTGCGGAACCACAGGCGCCGTGCCGAATGTCACCGTGCCGCCGGGATCCGTCTCCGAGATCGTGACGCTATACGCCGCCGTCGGGATGATCGTTTCCTCGCCGCTCTCCGAAAGCCACACCACGGCGAGATCCGACGCCTGGGAAATATCGAAGCCGAACGGGAATGCCGTCGTCACCCCGTTCGGAAAATAAGGGCCGGATTGTGCGATATCGCTTCCAACAGTCATTGAGCCGTGCCCCTATTCCTGATTTTGTTGCGGGCCTTTTACAATGCCCTTCACCACATCGCCAGCGTCATCGGGATTTTGATCCCCTTCCGCCACATCAGCAAGATACTGCACCGTCGAACCAAGCTGTCCCGTAGGCAGGCCAAGGAAATATCCCGGCGCCACGATCGCATTCTTGATCCAGCGCTCGCTAGGCTCATCGCCCTGCAAAACGGAGAACAGGTCATTGAGCGGCCGCTCCGCCGCATCGAACGCGGTAAAGAAAGGCGACTGCACATTGCCGGCATACTCGCCCTCGATCTTGCGTTGCGCGCGGCTTGCCACATCGCGCAGCCCCGGCACGCCGGCCCACAGCCCGAAAAAGATCCGGTTCATCGCCCAGGAGGTGAGCCCCTCCAGATCCCGCTCATCCTCATCAGGCAGATCTCCGGTCAGCAGCGCCGAGGTGACAGGCGCGAGCAGCATGATCCACCAGACATTCATCGCCGCCTGGCGCCAATGATCATATTTGCCCGCCTTGTCTCCGCGCCGTCCAGCCTCATTGCCGCGCTTGACCAGGAGCGTCGTCTCAAATTGCTTGTTATAGAGGACGTTGAAATAGGAGTAGAACGTCGTCAGCACGCGGATCCCTTCCGGCCCGCGCTGCACGGCCGCCAGATCCTTTGACCGGCCGGCGGATTGCGACTTGCGCACCGCCTTGTCACCAGCCGCCGACGCCTCCGCATCACTCATCCCCGCATCCAGCGCCTTGTGATAGGCGCCCAGCCACGTCGGCATGGCGACCATGTAAACATCGATCATGCCAATGCCCCAGAACGCGGCCGCCTGGATCTTGGGCACACCAGCCGCATCAGCAGCTTGCGCAGCCTTGTCGATCCATGAGTTGCCGCGGCGACGGCCGCTCTCATTGGCTTGCTGATAGAACAGCCGGATATCGCGATCGAAGGCTTGCGCGCGGCCGGCCATCTCCGGCGACTTCTCAAACACGAACGAGCGGATCGAGCCCGCATTGCGTGCCATCTCCCTCACACCGCGCAGCAGCCACTTTGTCCCGATCTCCGCTTGCGAGTTATGCCAGCCGGCGACCTGGGCAAACATGGTAGTGAACCGGAACCCCAGCCCCACCAGCGTCATGTTGACGCGGAATTGCCGCAGGATCCTATCCAGCGCGGCCAGGTGTTTCATATCCATGGACGCATCCTGGATTTGCTCCTTGAGCCACGGCTTGATCTGTGTGTGGTATTCCATGCCCAGATGATCATCGAACAGCTTGCGGATCTTCGGGTGCCCGGTGAACTTGAGAACGTCGCGCACATAGCGGCCATAGGCGATCCGCGTGGTGACCTTCTTGATATGCGAGAACAGCACCCGCTCCAGCGAGAACGTGATCGGCAGCGCGGCCGAGGTGCGGCTGATCGTGTGCCCCTTGGGAGTGCCCACGAACCGCCCGATCGCGCCGAACATATCTGCCGCTTCCTGATCGGCATTGTTCGCCGCAATCTGCGAGCGGTTGGGATCATAGACCAAAGGATAATACCCGCCCTCGATCGTGCCGAACCGCGTCTCGACCGGCCTCGCCTCGACCTTCTCCGGCGTCATGCCCGTCAACTCGCGCTCCGCCTCGACAATCGCGGGCCACATCGAATTGACCCGTTGCCAGACTGTCTCCACAAACTGCCAATCGCTCTCCGAGAGGTGGCGGTTCAGCACCGCCATGACCTTTTCCTCCGTCCACACATGCGGAGCAGCACCGCGCTCGCCCAGCAGCGCAGCGAGCGCGCCGGTTTCGCCCTGGATCATCTTGTCCATATTGGACTTGTTGCCGACGTTGAGCGCGACCGCGATCAACTCCGAACGCATGAACACCGTAGGCGTGACCGCGCGCGTCTCAGGATCCACAGAGACGAACTCCGGCACGGAGATCCGCTCCGCAAAGCGCCGCCGCTCCTTGCCCGGCATATCGAGGTAGAGGCGGGCGAGCGGATCCAGCACGTCGCGCTGCAATTCCTCCAGCCGGTTTGCCGCGCGCGTTGCCCCCTTGACCAGCATCTCATTGAACACGCCGTTGGGATCATTGTCATCGAGATAGTCGGCAAGGAACTCCATCTTGACCAGCGCGGCATTGATCTCGCGCGGGAAGTTGCGCGAGGGATTGCGCTCCGCGTCGAACGGCCGCGTCGGCAAGGCGACGGCATTCTGCACCGCCTGTCCGACCATCTCCTCCAGATCCCGCTCCTCCTTATCCAGCTTGAGGCGCATTTTCTGGCGGCCGAGGTTGGCCAGGCTCTCCACCGCATCATCCAGCGCCACGACCTCATCAAAGGTCAGGCGCGTGAAATGCTTGTCTCCGGCGAGCGTCAGGCGCTCCGGAACCTGGACGTCGATCCCAAGATCCCGTTGGCGGGCGGCCCACTTGTCGAACGTCTCGCGCTCGCGGAGCGTTTGCTCCGACCGCTTGCGGAGATCGAATTGCTCCAGCAATTCATGGATCCGATCGAGATACTCAGGCGCCATACCCTTGTAGCCGCGCGACTTGGCATAGCGATCCAGCCGGCGGCCGATGACCTCGACCCGATCGCGCGCGGTGCGGCTCGCGATGAACAACGCATTGGCAATCTGTTGCCGTTGCTTTTGCTTGAAGGCCTCCGCGAAATCGCCGTTGAGATAGGCTTGCTCCGCCGCGCGCCCTGCCTTCTCGGCAGCGCGGCGATGACGGTCGACAGCCGCACCCGACGCCTGATCCACGATCCGCGCATCTCCAACGATCCGCTCCGCCCAATCGCGGATTGCATCCTCCGGCGTCGGAGCCTCGCCAGCGCGCTTTGCCAGTTGCCGCACCTCCGCCGCCAGCCGTTGCGAGCCAGCATCGGTGTGGATGATCTCCAGCGCCTCCTCCTCGATCGTGCCGTCCGACAGGATATCGCCATAGCGCTCCGTCATCCGGCGATCGGTTTCAACGTCAATCGCCTCCTCCAGCACCGTGCGCCGATCCCCGGCCTTGACCAACTCCGCGCGGCGCAGGCCGATCCCCATAAGCGCCGTGAGCATGTCATGGCCGGTAGCAAAGCCCGCCCGCTCCGCGACCAGATCCGCATCAAGCCCGTCATCGGTAAACGTCGGGAAGCCAGGGCGGCCGCGCGGCAGCAACTCCAGCGCATCACGCCCGACCCGCTCGATCACACTCAGCTTGGACACAGGCATATGCACGCCGCCATTGCCGCGCATGAGATCGAGCGCCTGCCACTCAGGCCGCGCGCGGATCTCGCGCTCGACCTCGATCCGGATGGACGCCCGCCGCTCGCGCGCTTCCTTTGTCCGCTCGATCCGCACCCGCTCCATTGTCTTGTTGAGCAGCGCGTCATAGGCCTCCGTCCGGCTCTCGCTTACGAGATCCTGATAAGCCTTGAACTCCGCCTCCGTCATGCCGGCGGCCGCAGCCTCCGCGAACAGCGCGCGATCTCCGCTTTCGCTTTGCGCGAAGCGGATAGCCTCATCGGTTGCGATCAGGCGAGCAAAGACCTGGCGCACCTCATCATCGATATTGGCATTGAGCCCGGTGACACGCTTGTAGATCCGAACCAGCCAGGCGCGGAAAGAGGCGAAGGCCGAGCGCAGCGCCGCCGAGGGCGCCTTACCCTCCATGAAATAGCGCTCCATGGCGCGCGCCCACAATTCATGCGCCTCAGTGGGGATAGGCTTTTTGTCGCTGATCGTCAGACCCGTCTCGCGCTTCATCCAGGCCTTGATCGTTTTCCAATCCTGGGTGACACCAGCCGCACGGCCGGAAAGCGCATCGGTGCGCAACTCCTCCAGCCACAGGTGCCCGCCTTCATGGAGCAGCGTCGACATATCACGCCCCTCGAACAGCGTGACCATGGCGCGACCATCGCCGAGGAAATCGATCCGGCCGCGCGCGCCCTCCTGGAACATGCTCCGGATCTCGACCCGGCCGGCATCGAACACGACATAGTTGAACGCGCCGGAGGGTGTGCTGTCCGATAGCTGGCCAGCCTGATATTTGACCCCAGCGACACCAGCCGCAAGCAAGATCTCCGACGCCTCGCGCGCGCCCTCTTGCCGCAGCGTGTAGCGGCCGACGCCATCGGGAACCGAGCCTTGCGCATAGGTGGCGGCCAGGAACTTATAGGCCTCCTCTCCAGTGACTTGCCCGCTCTCGAACATCATCCGCAGATCAGCGCCGCCGGCATCATCGGAGATTGCATCGGCCGCATCCACGAACGCATCCCAGATCCCCTCCGGTTGCTGATCGAGCGGCTTATCCCAGAGCAGGAACTCATTATCCTCAGGGATCTCGACCTCATACAGCCGACCCTCACCCGGCGGCCGGAGCCCTCCGCGCTCCTCGATCTCGCCCAGGACGGCGAGATCCTCCTCCAGCATGGCGCGCATGTCATCGCTGGATCCGTCCATGAGCGCGCGCACCTGGCGGATAGAGGCGGCGACGTCCGCACCATTCTTCCGCGCGATCACGCGCGCGTTGAGATGGCGCAGGCTGGAGGGATCGAACACATCGCCCGTATCGCCCACGGTGAAGTTGCTGCTATCGCGTGACAGCACATCGCGGTAATGCTCCGCGATCTCGCGCGCATTGCTGAAATAGAGCCCCCAGCCGAACGCCTCGACGCCCTCTCCGCTTCCCATGAAATCCGTAGAGAACCTATCAAATGTGAATGGCGAACCGTGAAAGGCGGATTGCTCGAACCCGCGCGCACCCGCCTCCGACGCCTGATAGGCATCGAGCGCGGCATCGATCTCTTGCCGCGTTGCCGTCTCCGGATCCAGCCCAGCATCCTCCAGCACGCGGCGCAGATCGTCAGCGGCCTCCACGATTGCGTTATTCGTCTCGACCACCGCCGAGGAGCGATTGTCAAACGGAACAACCGTCTCTCCGCGCAGCGCATCGCCGATAAGATCCAGCAACTCATTGACCGTAGGGCGCTCCTCGCGCGGGCCAAAATAGCCCTCCTCCCACAGGTTAAGTGCCCACTCATCCAGTGTAAGCGAGCGATCAAATTCACCTGCCTCATTGGCTTGCGCGATCAGCGTTTGCAGCGGGCGGCCGAACACGCCGCCCTTGCGAACACGATCCCCGCCCATGGACTTGATATCGCCGCCCTTGCCGGTTTCGAGGTTGACGTCGACCACGCCTCCGCCGCGCATGATCCGATCGATCAGCCCCTCGCCCTCCGGCATCATCGGCATGGCGCTGTTGCGCATCGCGTTGATCAGCACGTCCATTTGATCGCCGCGGCGATAGGTATCGACAGATCCCGGCATCGCCTGCCGGATCCCAGCAACGCTTTGTTCGAACAGTTGCCAGGCATTCGTGCCGCCACCCAACCGCTCCGCACGCGCCTGATATCGTTCCGACCACAGATCCGCATAGGCGCGGCTGGCATTGAGAGAGAAACCCGCCTGGCGCGCCTGAGACAGCACCTCATTATAGACCCGCGTGCGCGGCCCCTCCGCCTCCACGTCGGCACGGGCCTCCGCATAGGCGCGGCGGCCCATCTCCTCGATCGTATCCGACCAATCGTTTTCCAGCCCGCGCGCCTCATTCGGAGACAGCCCGCCCGGCGCCACGCGAGACGCGCCCTTGATGATCTCCCATTCAGGCGTGCCCGCCAGATAGGCGGCCGCGCGCGCCATCGGGATCACAACATCGCCGCCCGTGCGATCGGCTTGCGCCAGTTGATCCCAGAAATCGGGGAGCATCTCCTCGAAATCAATGCCGCCCTCCTCGCGCTGGATCTCCAGCCCGTTCTCATCCTGAAACAACGAGCGCAGCACGTCGCCATTCACATAGAGGTTTTCGGCAGAGGTGCCTTGTGCTTGCGCGGCCATGAACTCGGCGAACAATTCCGGATCCCGCAGGCGCAGCTTACTCTTTGCCGCGCCGTTGAAAATATCCTCGACCAGCCGCTCAGACGTGCGCGCTTGCGCATATTGCGTCATCCGCACCGCCGTTGCATCGATGATCTCCGCGCCACCGCGCAGCGCAGCGCCCATAGGAGCGCCAGCGACCAGGCCCGCAAAGCCTTGCTCCAGGCTCATCAAGGGATCGAAACCGGCCTCCGTCCCGACCGTGCCGCCGGCATATTCGATATTCCCTTGCAAGAACTCGGTCAGGCCTTCACCAGCCGCCGCACCTGCAATCCGGCGCGTTGCCGTCTTGCCCGCCCCGGCGATAATCGTGTTAAGCCCGACCCTCTCCAGAAAAGCGGCCGCATAGCCATAGGGCGCAGCCGTCGCGAAATCCCATGCTCCGGCATCCCCGCGCGCGCCGCCGTTATTGACCGACCGCTCCGCAGCAATGTTGCCGGATTGCGAGGTGCCAATCGCAAACACGCCCACGCCCGTCATGGCGGCTGCCATATAGGGCAGGCTCGCCACACCCTGATCCAGAGCATAGCGGCCGACGTTGAACGGGTTTTCCTTGACCGCATCCCATTCGGTGAACCCGGCGATCGGCGCAGAGGCGACCCTGTTGAACCCGACCGCCTTCTCGCGAGCGAGCGGAGAGCCCGTCAGTTGCGCGATAGCGTTGAGCATGCCCTCATCCAGCCCCGCGAGCGTGCGCTGGAATGACGCCCTGGATCGTTCGAGGAAGCCGTCGGCATTGGCGAAATCCTCCGCCATCTGCCCCGACATGACCCGCGCCTCATTGTCCCCCGTAATACCCGTGCCCGTGCCGATCGATGACAGACCCTCCACGATCTTATCGCCAATCCAGGGGAGCCAGCCTTGCTCATCCGCGTCGTCATAGGTTTTGGCAACGGCCTTGAGAGCGGGCACGTCGTCATGGCTGACGCGCGCCGCGCCGTCCTTGGTAAACCAGCGCCGCATGCGCTCGCTCTCGCGCATCGCGCCCTCGACCGAGGAGATCCGCTGGCGCTGATCGAACTCCGCCATATTGCTCTCGATCGCAATTGCAGAGGTGCCCGTGAACTTTGCCGCCTTGCGCGCCCGTGCGGCCGCATCGGGATCCGCCTTCACATCATCGGGCAGACGCACCCGCGTATCGACCTCGCGCTCGCGTATGGCGCCGAACACGCGGCGAGCAGAAGCATCCCGATCATCCTCCTCGCGATAGGATCCGGTCGAAGCATTCGGGACTATGGCCATTACTGTTGCAACTCCAGGAAATAGGCGCGCGTGATCTCTTGCGGGGTTGGATCCCGGCCCAGCACTTGCCGGCCGATCCGCGCCAGCCGATCACGATCCGCCCGCGGTATCTGCACCACAGCGCCGCCCTCGCCAAGAGCGCGCCGCTCAAACCACGGGACATAGGTTGGCGTATTGCCGCCAAGGCCCAGAAACCCGCTATCCTCCGGAGCATCATCCGCGCGGCGCGTCGGAGTAAGTTGCCGGTCGACCACGCTCCGGATCAGATCGTCAGGCATCACCTTGCCGGGGTTGGCACGCTGCCACAGATCAACCTCGCGCTGCACCGCCTTTTGCGCGCGGTAGATCCGGCCCGCCATGGCATCGCGCGCCTCCTTGTCCTTTGTAGGGATCCCCGTAGTGGTGAGCCCAGCCGCCTCCAGCGCCGGGCTCATAACCGATCGGATCCGATCATGCGTCACTTGCTTTTCAGAGCCCTTGATCGCGCCCTGGAGCGCATCGCGCCGCCACGTCCCGAACACTTGCTCGAAATCCTCCTTGGACAGGCGATCGAGATACTCGGCTGGATTGAGGCGCGCGAAGCCCGCCGGGTTCGTGGCATAGAGATCCGACAGCGCCAGATAGGCACCCAGATCCGTCTCGCGCGCGGGGCCGGCCGCATTGCGGCGAATGTCATTGCGGATAGCCATGGCATCGCTTGGCGACAGGGCATCCCACACAGAGGCAGGGATTGCGCTCTCGCGCGATAGCGGCGTGCCCGACGCATCCGCGCGGTTGAGGATCTCCAGCGCGCTCTCACGGGCTCGCTCGCGCCGATCATTGACGATCGCATTGTCCTGAGCAAACCGCGCCGTGATCTCCGACTTGAGAGCGCGCTCCTCCTCCAGAGGAAGATTGAGATCATCGACCCGGCGCATCGCCTCGTCGCGCGACATGCCCGCTTGCTGCGTAGGCGTGCGGCGGCCGCCAGACGGGCGGCCGGTCACGCCTGCAAACTTTGTCGGATCGACCTTCTCGCCATTGACCCGCAAGGTATAATGGACGTGCGGCCCGCTTGTGTTGCCCGTCACCCCAACACCGCCGAGAGCCTGCCCAGGCTTGACCGTATCGCCCTCCTTGACGTCGAAACCCTGCATATGGGCATAGGACGCAACAACGCCATTGCCGTAATCCACGCGCACGACCAGCCCGGCCTTGCCCTCATCCTTGGCAGACACCACGCGACCAGCCGCTTGCGCACGGATAGGCGTGCCGACGGGCGCAGCGATATCGAGCGCTTCATGGTTCGTGCTGGCGCCGGGGATGGGCGAGCGGCGCTTGCCGAAACCCGACGTGATCCGGCCCTCGACCGGCATCGGCAAGGCAAACCCGGCTGCAAGCTGATCCGGATCTCCGGGATCCGCATCATCAGCGTCGACCGCGACCGCGCGCCCCTCGCCCAGGACATAATCCGCCAGCCCGTCGATCTTGCGTTCCTTGAGCGGGATAGCGAGCGCGCGATCGAGCGCGGCCTGATCCGCCTCCGTCATGCCGGAGCGGTTGCTGGCGACATAGGAGATTGCAGTCTCGACCTCCAGCCGCGAGATCATCCCGTCGGCCACGCGGCGATAGACGCTCGACCTCCAGTTTTCGACCGCGCCCTTGATCGTCTCCGGCGCGGCGCCTTGCTTGGCCAACTCCGTCCGGATCTCCGTCTCTCCGACAGCGACCTCCTCCGCAAACCGCTCCGGCTGATCGTAATAGATCACCGCATCATTTGCGGCCGCCTCCGCCCGGCGCGCGGATTGGCGCGTCTCCTCGACCCGCAATTGCTTGTTCGCATAGGTGGAGATCCCCGTGCGAGCCGCGCCGACGCGCCGCTCCAGCGCATCGCCTGCCATTGCACGCTGGCGATCATTGGACGCCTTGGCGAGCAATTCCTGGCGCTTTGCCTCCAACTGTTGCTCGACCGTCTCGCGCATGTTCGAGGCATTGAAACCCTCTTGCGTGTAGAACGCGGCCTCGCCGGTATGCAGCACCTCGCGCTCATATTCGGCATAATCGTTATCGAGCGCCTTGGCGGCCGCCTGATCAAGCTGCGCCTGAAGCGCATCCTGTTCCTCCGCGAACCGCATTGTCGCATTGGCGAGCCCGCCAAGGCCAGCCGCCGCCTCGCGCGCACCAGCCGAGAAATCAGGAGCGGCCAGCCGTCGCTCTTGCATCGGCGCAAGCTGGAGTTGATTGCCGCCTGCGATCGGAACCCGCGCCATCAGTAACCACTCCAGCCGGATCCGCCGCCCGCTTGTGCAGCCTTGATCCTGTTGACCCTGCCGACCCCGCCGAGGATCGTCCCGCCCATGTCGAACGCCGTGCCGATCAGTTGCCCCGTGCCGCGCGAGCGCGCCGCCGCAGCCTCAGAGCGGTAATTCGCCGCATTGATATCGATCCCGCGGATCCGGTCGCGCTCATTGGCGAGCGAGGTGGCGGTATCCTCGCGATAGAATTGCTCCGTATCGCCCAGCACCTCAGCCGCGTTGCCGAAATCCACATCGATCCCGTTCGCAGCCATGGCGGCCGTTTGCTCTCCGCGCATGGCGGCATTGCGCCGCGCCAGGTTGCGCCGCTCCTCGCGGCCGCGGTCGATCTCTCCGACCACGCGCTCCGCCTCCATTGAGGCGTTGGCTTTGGCCACGCGGGATTGAAAGCGCGATTGCTGATAGGCCGAATATCCGGCCACGCCGGCCGAAGCCGTCGCGGCCACGGTTGCGACGATCGCGAGCGTTGCAGGTTCACACATAGCTTTCCCTCCAGAACTTGCGGAATGTCATGCCGCCCACATCATGCACGTCATCAGCGAAAGAGAAGCCCCAGCGCGACAGCAGCCGGATAGCCTTTTCATTGTCGATCGATACGCTATTCTCCAGCCGCGCGAAAGATCCGTGCATCCGCGACAACACAAGAGGGCCAATCGTGAGAAGATCCCGACCGTGAGCAAGAACAGCGTCAGAGCCCAGAAACCACGGGCATCCACGATCCGCGACAACCGACACAGGCGCTACCCCAAACATCGCGTGAGGATCCCCGTCGACCATGGCGGTAACAGCCCAGAGAGAGGCACGGAGCGCGAGCCTTAGCGATTGCTTTGGCGCATGGCCGCGAGCGGCACACTCAGCCACATCGATCGGGCGCATCCGCGTAGCCAGCCGCCCGACGTGCCCCGGCGATGCTGGCACCAGCTTGATAGCCTCAGCCATTATGCTCGATCGGATCGAGGAAGATCGAGGAGATCGTCATCGGCAGAGGGTAAATCTGTTTGACCCAGACCGTCGCCTCCAGGCTTACAGCCGGAGGCGTCTCGAACGTATAGTCCCCGGTGAGCAGCGACTTGGGAGATCCGAGAGGCTCTTGCCGGCGCGTCTTGAGCGGGAACAGATCATCCTCCTTGCGCCCGGCGCGCGCACCGCGCGTCTCGAATACGCGCAACACGATCTCGCCAACGTCCTGGACGCGGCCAGCGCGAGATCCGCCGTTCCGGCTGGGGAGAGCAAGCGGGAGCGTCTCGATTGTGGAGACGTAAGGCAGGCCGACATGCCAGATCTTCGCCGGGAACTCGATCTCCAGCGTGCCATCCTCCGCGACCTCGCGCGCCTGATACACGTTGCCATCCGCGAGGATATCGACCGTTGCCCCCGCCAACACAGGAACGAACACTTGCGATTGCGCTTCATCGAATACGAACGTGAACGCGCAATCGAGGAAGCAGCCATCGACCTGATCCTCCCACTTTGCACTCGCCATGCGCTCGACAAAGCGGCGGGTGACGCCAGCGATCTCGCGCTCGATTATGAAATAGACCCGATCCTCCGGCTTCAATGCGCCAGCCGGCCGTTCCGGTATCACGCACACATCGAGATAGCGGCCATCCGTCTCGCACAGCGTCCAGCCCCAGACCTCTTGCTCGCGTTGCCAGGTGAAGCACAGCAGCTTGCCATCGGAGCGCACCGCCCAGATGCAGGACAGAGGCTCGCGCGCATAGGCCCAGGCGACGATATCGAAGCCCTCGAAGAAATGCGGCGAGAAGATCGCGACGTTGTTTGACCGATAGCCATCGATCTCGAACGTGTAGCCGATCGACAGCACCTCATCACCGAGGTTTGGCAGATAGAACACAGTCTCATCCGCGATCGCAGCCTTGACCCGTGACGCCCCGCGCGACCCTTGCCGACGCTGGCGCGGCGGCGGATTGGCGGACAGGTAATCCTCATTCGACCCCACGATCCGGAAAGGCCCGTCGGACGTCAGCGCGATCAGATCATCCATAGGCACGACCTGATTGACCGCGTTGACACGCTCCGCGACCAGCCGCAGCGTGATTGCATCATCCGCCACAAGCGGGCGGGAGATATCCATATTCTCCAGATCCGCCGAGCGGCTCAGATAGACCGCGTTGGGATTGTTGATCGTGCGCGCCCAACCGGCGCGTTGCTCGAAAAAGAACACGGTGGAGGGATAGTCGCCAGCCGAGGCGAACGGATCCCGCCCCTGGCGCGGACCGTCGGAAAGATCCGGCTCGATATTGTCATCCACAAAGCTAGTGCCCGACAATACCTCGCCAACAAACCCGAACGCCCCATCGAGGTTTGCCTTGAATACGCGATGATAGGTTGCTCCAGCCGGCGCCGACCATGACACCGTGTTGAAATTGCGCTTGAGCGAGAGATCGTTCGTTGCCGTCACCTCCGCCGAGGGCAGGCTCTCTTGCCCGGTATCCTCATTGACGGCCGAAACGACGTAGCGAGCAGCGCGCGGGAAATAGGCATCGCCGCCATTACCCGCATCGGTATTCGCGACCGTTGCCGTCACGCCTACGCCGGTTGGCGAGGAGAGTGTCGGGCCGAACGGGATGCTGACAAAACCCCAATCGTCATGATCCTCGCGCGTCAGCTTGCCCGGCTCATAGTTGAGGTGAGCCAGATACATTGTGTCAAACGATTGCGCGAAATCGATCTCACGCAACTCGCGGCCATTGTAGGGCATCGGAACCCTATAGAGACGACGGCCGCCCATCAGGGTATCTCGGAATCAGGACTGAAACCACGTCCACCCGGCGGCACGATCGATGGAGGCGGAGGTGGAACGTATGGCGGAGGCACAGTCGGCGGCGGCGGAGGCGGATCCGGCTCCGCGACCCGCGTGATCCCGCCATCAGCACCAGTGAAGGCCGCCAGCCCAGAGGTATCGGCATTGATCCGGAAATTGTCGGCATCGACAATCTCCGTAATCAGCCACACCCTGCCATTGAGCAGATCCCCGATCTCGCCCTCGATCCCGCTGGCGAACCATTCATCGCCCACCGCGTAATCGTGGAAATCGATCGTCACCACAGCGCCGTTGGCGCTTGTGATACCCAGGATCTCCAACTCCTCCTCCAGCACCGCCCCACCCAAGGCAAGCGGCCGCATGCTCGCTTGCGTGAACAGCAGCGCATAGGTTTGCTCGATCGAGAACTCGAACGGGAACAGCCGCGCCTCGCTATCGGGATCCGACCAGCCAGCATCCGGCTCGCGGATTTCATAGACCACGCGCGTCCCCATGCGGCGCTGGAGCCCGCCATACTTGAGGATCACGACGTTGCGCGCCAGCCGCACCGCGGCATTGTAGGCGGCCACGTCGACGCGGCCGTAGAGTTGCGGGCCGATCTCGCCCTTGCTGAAATTGTTAAGCCCGTGCCGGAACATCAGGAATATCCCCCGCTATACCAACCGCGCGGCGACGGAGGCAGGCCAGAGCGCACCATCGCCTCCTCGCTTGCCACCGTATCATAGCGATCCGGCGAGTTGTTGCGATCATCGGCGATCGCGCGCTGGCGCGCGACCTCCGCCATCCGCATCAATTCGCGCTGGCGCTCCCGGCTCTTGATCACCGGCATGCAGATCCGCGCGGCCAACTCCAACTCCAGCGCACGGGAGAACAGCGACGACATGCGGCCGAGATCCGGCTCCGACGTGACGAACTCGACCACGGCTTGCGGCTCATGGGTATAGATCTTGTTGTTGTTCGCGACGAACCGAACCCCGACATTCTCAGGGAAATAGCCCCAATCCAGAGGGAACAACCGTTGACCGGGCAGAAGCGTTACTGACGCAGGATCCAGCGCAGCGCGATAGGGGAGGACGCGCAGCAGCGAGGAGATCGAGGAAGGCATGACATAGGCATGGCTCCACTCATAATCCCGATCGTTTGTAGTGGGGGCAAGAGCCTGGCGCCGGATAGCGGCCTCGAACTCCCAATCGCCGAGCATGTCGGAGATGCAATTCTGGAAATGGCGCTTGCAAGCGCGCGCGCCCACGCTGTCCACATCATCGATCGATTGAATGTTATCGGCTGGCAACTCATCGAGAGCAGCGTTGCAGATCGATACCTTGTCGCGAGCCATGGAGATCTCCTCGAATTGCGCGGGTTATGCCACCACGCGACGATAAAGAAAAGCGGGCCGCGGCTACCCTGACCGCGACCCGCTGCCCGAATGCCCCTTGCGGGGAACTTTTACTTGGATCCGCGCCGCTTGGGCTCCTCCGCCGCAACCGTTGCCGGAGCAGTGGCGGGCTCAGTGGACAGATCGTTTTCCGCGACCTGGACGCCGCCGGCCGGTTGCGCAGGCGCACCTTGCGGCTCCGTCGGGTTGGGAGCGTGCGGCCGGACAGCGGCGATCTCCGTTTTGCCTTCCGCCATGGCGGCCAGCATGTCGGCATCGCTATCGCTTACCGGCTCGCCCTTGGCATTGACCTCGATCGCAGTCGAAGGCGGACGCACCTGAACACGCTTTGTCTTGCCGGTTGGCTTTCCAGCCTTATCCAGCACGGGAACCTCTTTCGTGCCGAGATCATCCTCCGTGACGATCGAGCCCTCGACCAGGAGGGTTGCGGCGATAAACGCCGGAGTGGTGAGCATGTATCTTTTCATCGCAATGGCCTTTCATTCGGTGGAACAGGAGGGCGCCGGTTAATCCCGGCGCCCTCACCCTCCGGCGAGGGGATCAGACGCCGGAGAACGCACTCGGATTGTCACCGCGCGGATAAGCACGCTGATGATCACTTCCAATCTGGAGCGAGAGCGTGAACTTGCCGGCGGTGAGCGGCCCCGTCGCCACAGTATAGCGACCCATGATGAACCGCTTTGCAGTGTCGGGGATTGCCACATCGAGCGGCTTTGCGCCGATCGTCAGTGCAGCCTTGCCGATCGCGGCCGAGGAAGCGAGCGCGACAAAGCCCGTGCCGTCCGCAGCATCGGCATGCCCGATCTCGAACGCCACAGTCGTAGCGCCGCCAGAGACGGCCGCCTCATCCACGGTGAAAACCGCACGGAGCGGCTGGTGAGCGCGGCCAATGTTGCGGCCACCCGCCACATTGCCGGTATCATACTGATCGGTCGAAAAGGCGGTGACCGTAACCGCCTGTTCATTCGAGAGCAGCGTCTGCCTGTCAGTAAGTGCCATATCTCAAATCCTTGTCCTGAATTGCGCCTGATCCTTGCCGCGGGCAGGCGTTGCCTGGAGATCAGGCGTTAGACGACAGCCGCCTCGCTGGTGAGAAGCTGATCGACTTCGCGCACCGGAATGCCGAGGAAGGTCAGAACCTCAGCGCCCTCGACCTCGCGCAGCGAAAGCTGCACGTTGTTCTTTTCGAGAGCCTGGAGGTGCAGCGCGGTCTTGATCGTGCTGTTCACATACCATGCCGGACGGCCAAAGCCGTTCGGCCCGTTGTTCTTACGGAGCATGGTCGGGATCTTGTAATAGGCCTGGATCATCAGCTTGATCAGATCAGCCGCGTTGATCGATCCCGCGATCAATTCGGAGATATCGATATTCGCAATGCGCGAAATCGCCCGATAGTCGCGCACCACAAGGCCGCAATTCCAGCGGAAGTGATCGCGATAGCCCATGAAGTTGCGACCATTGGCATCCGCCAGAACATCGCCGACCATGTAACCATCCTCCGCCGCGAGGCGGTTGGTGGTTACGTCATTGTGGTGCAGGCCGCCCGTGGTGCCCTTGGGATACATGCCGAAGCACGACGGCCCCCAGCCGATCAGCCAGATCGAGGTATTGTCAGAGCCCGACCCGCCGGCATCGATAATCTGCTGGCCAACCGCACCCGACAGGGTGTTGTAGCGAGCAGCGAAGCCGGTGAAGCTTTCCGGCATCACTGAGGCGTTGCCGTAGAGCATGTAGGATTGCAGCGTCTGGTTCATGCTCTCCATGAACATCGCGCTCTCATCGAGGCGATACTGGTTCGGATCCCCAGACATGACAGCGAGCGCACGGTCGACCTGGAAGAAGCCTTCCAGCATGGCCGCGCCTTCTTCAATCTGCGCATTGGTCGACTTGGAGAGCGCGACACCCTCGTTGAACCGGCGGAAACCGACCGTCGGCAGGCCAGTCACCACAGTCGTCTTGTGGCCCGTGGGGAGGTTGCCCTCTTTCCACACCATGTCCGAAAGCATCTCGTTGGTCTGCGCAAGCAGATTGACCCGTTCAGTATCGAACGTGCCGTTGGCGCCCATGGACGTAGCGATATCCGCCAGCGTCGGGACAGTAGTGCCAAGAACCGCCATGTCTCTATTCCCTTACCCTTGTTGAACCATGACCATTGCCGCGACCATTAACTTGCATCACCCGGGCTTGACGGGTTGCCCATAGATCCGATCGGCCAAGCGCGGCTTTGCCCCGCCCGTGCCGCCCGTCTCGATCGTGCCCTCACCCACCGCGCGGCCGATCATCGCGATCGTCCGCACCATGACAGGATGAGATCCCAGCCCGCTATCATCGAGCAACTGGAGGAACGGATCATCCTCCTTGCCGCCCACGCCGAACTTGAGGAACGCCTGGCGCGATAGCGCCTTGGCTTCCTGGAGCGTCGGACGCCCCTCCTTGCCGTCGAACTCTTTCTCCGCCTGTTGCGCCCACTCGCGCCGCATGTCAGCGCCCAGCGCCTCGCCCTCCGCCTTGGCGCGCTCCGCCATCAGGGGGAGGATCTTCTCGGCATAGGCGTTGACCACCGCTTGCGCGGCCTCATTGGACAGGTTGAGATCCTTGAGAACGGGCTCGACCGCCTCGAACGCATCCTTGTCGAACGTCATGCCCTCCGGCGCCTTGATCTCATAGGCTTCAGGAGCGCCGAGGATCTCGGCCGCAGCCTCGCCCTCGCCAAACGTCAGGCGCGGGCCTTCACCCTTGCCCTCGCCGCCCTCATCCGACGCATCGCCCTGTTGCCCGTCAGCCGCTCCGGCCGCTCCGTCGGGCTTAGCGGCATCGGAGAGGATTGTGGATCCACCTTCATCATTGCCGCCCGACTGATCGTTGCCGGCATTACCGCCCGCATCCGCGCCAGCACCAGCGCCGTCTCCGCCGCCGTTCGCTTGCGCTCCGGCTCCCGCATCTCCGCCATTCGATCCTCCGTCGCCGCCAGCCGTGCCAGCATCATGATCCGGCGCACGCATGAACCGGCCAGCCGCGCGCTCCGCGACCGTCATGGCAAGCGCGCTAGCGCCGCTCATATTCGTCATCATCACTTTCATCATAGGGTATTGCCTCCTGGGTTAGAAGTTTTTGAGCCTCATCGGTGCAGAGAGCCAGCGCGGTAAAGGGCGCATTGGCAGGATCCCGAACGGAGATCGTCTCATCCGCCTCGATAAGGATTTCCAACCCCAGCGACCTCCGCCCGTTTTCAAACGTTGCGTTTCCGTCGCCATTGGCAGCGCGGGCAATGCCCGATTTTTGTGCAACTGTAAAGAACAGAAACCGGCGGAACTCCGGCAGCGCCATCAGCACCTCCAGATCCCGCCTCCGCTGGATCTCCGGATCGATCCGTCTTGCCGCCCGCCTCATTGGATCATCACCCCGTCGGCAGCGCGCCGGTCAGGCGATCGAACAGCGTTGCCTCCCCATCGCCGACAGGCGTTTGCGCCATGGTCTGCATGGCATTGGCGGCCGGTTGCGCAGCCTTGGCCATCTCCGCCGCGCGCATCGCGGCCGCCTGTTGCGCGGCCGCCTGCCGATCGGCATCGCGCTCCGCCGGATCCCGCAACCCCTTGGGAGGCGCGCCAGCGCGATCCCAATAGTCACGCACCAACTCATCCACATCGAGGTTTTCGGTTGCCGTGGTGGTTCCCGTGACCTGATTAATCTGCGCAGTGAAGGCGAGCGCGCGATCGGTTTGCTGCATGCCGATCATGCGTTGCGCCTGGGCGAGGATCGATATGAAATCGACCTCGATCGGCATGCCCTGCAATTCCTCCGGCGGAGGCGGCAGCATGTTGTTGCGCGCCGCGATATCGAACGCACGATCCAGAGCAATCGCCAGTTTCTCATTATTGACCCGCTCGATCACCGGGCCAAGTTGCGTCAGCTTCTCCTCCTCGCGCGCAGCGATCTCCGCCACCGTGCGATCCGCCGAACCCTCAAGATTGGAGATTGCCATGAACAGGCGCGCATAAGTCGCCTCATCGATCGCATTGCGGATCTCTTGCGCATCGCGGCCGATGATCTCGATCGCGCGATAGTCGACCTCGAACAGCGGCTTGACGTTGGCCTGGTCGACATTGGCCACATGGCTGACAGAGCCCGGCGAGAACTTGAGGCGCACAGACGAGGGCGCCACCATCGGAGGCTTTACCGCATAGTCGGTTGCCTCGCCCTTGCGCTTGCCCTGCAATTGCAGAACCCGCATGTCGCCCAGCGCATCATGGCCGGGGCCATAGCCATAGACGTCGGATCCCGTCACTTCCCAGCGCGGAGCCCAGAACGGTTGCGAGTGAAACCCGCGCGTCTCCAGCATTTTCTCGCCAGCCGCACGCGCACCCGGCTCCCACTTGCACATTTTCCACGGCATGCCGGTCGCATCGGCGCGGCGCGGATCATAGTCGTCATTCGGCTCGATCAGAGCCATGACCGGAAACTCAGTATCGTAATTGCCCTGATCCCAGGCAGAGATCACCGGCTGCGACAGCTTGTTCCAATCGACATTGCGCGGATCCAGCCGGTCGACCGCGAAGGCCTGCACCATCTGGCGCGCCGTCATTTGCCCCTGGCGCATGAGGCGCTCCGGCTCCAGTTGCTCATTGAGCCCCAGCCAATACTCGCCAAAGGTTTGCGGGAAGCAGACGGGATAGGTCAGACCCGTTTCGTGATCGAGAGCCTCCGTCATGATGCAGGCATCGGTGCCGAACAGGCCGATCTCGCCATAACCGACCTTGGCGGCCGTGTAGAAATTGGACGTCGCCAGCATCTTCGCGACAATATCTTGCGCGTCAGCCAACCAGCGCGCGACCGAATGGAACTTGGTCAGATCATCGTCAGGCAGCTTGAACCGGAACCATGGCCGGTTAGGCGATGACAGCCCACTATACATGCCATTGGTCAGATAGCGGAACGAGCGGATAGCGTGCCCGTCATAGAGGTTGTTCGACCGCGTTGCCTTGCCGCGTTGCGTCGTCGACATGGACGCGATGAACCGCGAGCGGTTGGGTTGAGCGAGCGCGGATATCTGGACGATATCTTGCTCGAACGGCTGGCGCATCGCCTTGAGCGCCTCAGCCTGTTTCTCCGCCCACGTTACAGGTTGGGCCGTTCGCATGTTGCGATCGGCCCACGGGCTCCGCTCTTTTGCGGCGACAGTCAGCGTCCCGCCCTTTGCCACGGATCAGCCGCCCAGCGTCGGAGAGGATCCGCCAGCGTTGGCGGTAGTGGCAGGCGAGCCCATCGCACCGGCAGGCGTTGACGAGAGCAGCGCAGCATAGCCGCGGCGCTTGCGGCTGCGATCACCATCCATGCCTGGACGGGCAGGCCGCTCCGGCATGCGTGCATCCTGGCGAGACACCGGAGCGGGAACATCAGGAGCAGAACACATAGGGCCATCCCTCAAACGCGGCAGACGTGCGACTTATCGCTTGCCCTTGCCCAAAAAACAAGCCCGCCACCGTTTACAGGTGACGGGCCAAGGCTCTGGGAGAGGATCCCGATCGCAGGCCTATTCGGATCCGAAGCAGATCACAAGCCCAACTCGCTGAAACGATCGAACGCACGATCCTCCGCTTGTGCCTGGAATTGCTCTTGCAGCGTTGCCCGCTTCATTGTCGCGGTGAGCGCATAGCATACCGCATCACCCTTGTCCGGCGAGCGGCCGATCTCCTTGATCATCTCCTCCTTGCTCCGGATCAGGATCCCTTGCGCCGTCACCTTGTAGCGATAGGCGGAAAGATCCGAGAGGAGATCACTGTCATCGGGCAGCGCGATCGGATCAGGAGCGGCCGGATCCAGCGCCTCGCGCATCCGCCATACCAACTCCGCGCGGCGGTTGGCGAAGCGCATGCCGGCATCGCGCGACAACTCGAAAGACTTGTCCGCACCGTTGATCTTGACCGCATGGACGTCATTGGAATTGAGGAAATCGTAGGTCGAAGATCCCCAGCCGATCACGTCGATATGGATAGGCGCCTGATCCCGCCGGTTGGCGATGCACAAGCCCGCGCCCGTCGGCCCGTCAGGCACGTCCTTGCCAGGGAAAGAGAGGAGATCATCAAACCAGGTGCCATGCCGGCGGGCGATCACGAACTTGTCAGATCCGCCCATCGCCGGATCGACCCCCATGCTATCCATTGGCCCCTTGCGGTTGCGCGGCCGCCAGCGATCCATGGCCGCCTCGATCCAATGCGACGGGATCACCTGCCATTTGTCATCTTCCATACCAGCCTCGAAATCCCCGTAGAGCATTTGCGAGCGGAGCGGCTCCGGCATCGCCTGGATCGTCGCGACATATCCCGTCCGCATGTAGTAGGGATTATCCGACACCTTGGAGGGAATGAACGTGCGGCTTTTGGGCCGCACGATCTCCTCCGGCTTGAAATCGGCAGGATCGAAATCGAACACTTGCTCGCCGCCGAATAGCACAAACGGCCGATCGTCCTCCGTCTCGATATCCTCGCCCGCGATCGTGGTGAACAAGCGCAACTCGCCGGGCTCCGCGCGGTTGGAGTGTTTCTTGTCCAGCCATGGCGCGAAATACTTGACCACCCAGCGACCCTCGATCGTAGTGGGAGGGTTGAAGGTGAGCAGGGCTTGCGGCTGGACGGATGGATCCTCCGACCGCATCCAGCCCATGATGAACCGGACTTGCGCCTCCAGCAACTCGGTTGCCTCATCGAAGCCCTTGAGGCCGTGCGGACGGCCTTGCAGTTTCTTTTCATCGCCGAGGTGCGGGATCCCGCGCAACTCGATCACGCCCTTGTCATGGCGCCAGACGCGATCCTGACCGTTCCACCCGTTGTTGGTATCGAGGATCTCGCCCAGGCGCTCGCGGATCCCGAACAACTGTTGACCATCCTGGCGCACGATCAGCGAACGCTTGTGCCTGGTGAGCGAGAGCCCGCACATGAGATCCGTCTTGCCGCCGCCAGCCGCACCGCCGTATCCGATCACATCGGCCTTGCTGTAATAGGCTTCGCTTTGCGGCCCTGGCAGCGGCCGCCAATTGGCATAGTCGCGGAGAGCGATCTCCTCCAGAATCTTGCGATCAGCCGCCGGCATGGCGCGGATCACCGCTTCCATGTCCGAGATCGAGAGCCCGGCAAATTGCTCGATCACCTCAATCACAAGATCAAACCCCAACCTAGATAGCGCGCCTCATTAAAGCAGCGATAGCAGCGATGATCCTGCCCAGGATGCAGGTTTAATTCCCTCCAGGTATATTGATCAGTGAAGCAAACGCGGCAAATGTCGCGGCGAGAGGGATCGAGCAGCATCAGGCCGGATCCTGATCGATCGTGACGCCGCCGGGCAGCGCCAAATCATTGCGGCGCGCCGCCTCGACCAGCTTGGCGAGCCCGATCGCGAGATCCGAAGCCGTCACGCCATCGCCGCGGAGCGGCTTGCCGTCGGCATCGGCATGATTGATCCGCGCACCGTAGCGCGTCGGCTCCCATACCGCGAGCAGCTTGAGACGCATCTCCGCGCGCAACTTGCTCCGCGCGATATGCTCGCGATCCAACTCCATGACCGTCGCACCGTCCTTCTCGCGCTCGATCCAATCGTTCGATCCGTCATCGACAATATCGACCACCTCCTCCGCGATCATCTCCAGGCCAAGGCCGCGCGCGCGCGCGAGGCGTTCGGCCCGCAGCTTGGCCAAAGCCTGATCCTCGCAGTTGACGAACATATGAAACGAGGTGCGCGACGGCATGCCCGGCATGCGGCAGACTTGCCGCAACGTCATGCCGCCAGCCACAAGAACCAGCATCTCGAAAAACAATTCATCGGTCATCGCAATGCCATCGCGCGCGCGGGCCTCCGCGATGATAGCCCGCGCGCGCTCGATCGCGCGTGCCTCCGGATCACCCTCCTCCGCCTTGATCTCCGCGCGCAGCCGCGCAGATCTCTCGCGCTTGGTTTCGCGCTTCTCCTCGACCGGCGCGGCGGGCTCCGGCTTCACCCGCTTGCGCTTGGATATGCCGGGAATGACGACAGCACCCTCCGGCGCCTCGATCAGCTTGCCCTTGCCAGACTTGCGAGCGACCTCCTCGCGAGCCTTGCGCGCCTCCTCTTTGGGATCCCAGCGCGGGATCTCCGCATCGGGATCCGGCTTAGGCTTGGCCTTGGCGCGCGCCTTCGCAGCGCGCCCCGGCTTTTTGCGTGCCGGTAAATCGCACTTGGGAATGTCGGGCTCCTCGCCCGGCTTTCCCTTGCCGCTTATGGCGCTTGCTCCAGATCCGGAGCGATCCCGGTATCCGTGAAGGAGCGCGCCTCTCCGGCCGGCACTTCGCCGATCAGGCCATAGCCGCCTTGCGCGCCGACGATCGAAGCATAGACCTTGAACGGAGCGGCGCCGCCGCTCCAGCCCAAGCCATTGCTCGCATTCGCCACCGTGAAATCATTCGCCATATCGATCCGCGAAAGCACGACCCGGCCGTTCGCATCGATCACCATGTAATCCCGTTTCTCTTGCGCCATGCAGCACCTCCGTTCCCGCTTATCACCGATCCGCCCGCACGCCGCAAGCGCGGGAAAACTGTCGCCACTGTCGCCACCTATGGCGGCACTATGTGGCGACACATCATTTTCACCCTGTTTTTCATTGATTGGACAATAGGATAGCCAGCCCTTTACCTTGTTGGTAAAAGCATGATCAGCGCCTTGCTGTCGCCAGTTTGTCGCCAAGGTGTCGCCACCCTGATCGACTAGAAAAGCGGCACTTCCCAGACCAGCCCGTAGCGGAGCGGGGAGTGATTGATCGGATTGTGATCGCGCATCAGGCGCTGGCGCGTGCCATGCCTGTCAGCGACGAACTGGATCCAATCGGAACAGATCTCGACCACCTCGCGCTTGCCAACCACAAAGGCGGCCGCAGGGGATCCGATGAACATCAGGGCGCGGGGATCCGACGTCGATCCCTTATCCGAAAGAAACGCGCCCTTGCCCACCGCATAGATCTCGCGAGCGCTCCAGCCCGCGTCCAGGCAGGCCTGAGTATGTTCGACCGTGAAAGCGTGCAGCGCCAGGCACAGCCGCCGCCACGCCTCGCCCGTAAACCGCTCGCTCTCCGGCGAACGGAACAGGCGATTAAGATCCGCGGCAAACGGTTGATCCGCCAGCAACTCGCATGGCGCCGCCATAGGAGCGGCGGCAGTGGCGGCAGTGGCGACACTTTGCCCACCATCACGCCAGACGTCGCGGTTTTCCGCCATTTCTGGCGCGTCGGGAGCAGGCGCAGGCGCCGCCAAAGCGTCGCCAGCCGTGGCGGCAGGCTCCGGATCCGCGCCGAGGAATGCAGTTGGATCAAAGCCGGTCATGGTGCAGCGCGATGAATAGAGGGGAGCGCCGCTATCGCAGCTTTCCGCTCCGCTTCACGCCTCTCCGCATCCAATCGCCAATGCTCGCGCATGCGGCGCGCCGTCTCGCGGATCTCATCGATCCGCTCTTGCGTGATACCCAGCCGTGCAGCGACAACGGGATGATCCTCCAGGATGACCTCCCAATCATCCTCCGGATCGAAATCTTGGAGCGGCATCCACTCCTCCGCTTGATGTTCATGGTTCAGGTCGATCTCCGCCTTGCGGCACTCGCGATGATACGTCGCGCTCCAGAAATCACCGTCATAGTGAGACGCCAGATCCACGGCGGGGGATCCCGCCTCGATCAGCTTTCCGCACCCGCCACAGGCCCGCGCCTTGCGCACAGACTTGATCTCATTCTCGCGAAAAAATGACATACCAACCTCCTCTAGTGAGCCACGAAAGCGACGTTGCGCTTGCCCGCCCAGCCGGCTCCGCACTTGCCGCACGCCTCGACCTTGCCGGTTTGCTCCGGACATACGAACGCATCGGCCGGGCATTCATCCGTTCCCGTGATCGAGACAGTGCAATCCTCCGCTTCTCCGCCGTCGCTCCAGCGGATCCGGAACCGATCAGGATGAGCGCGGCGCACCTCCTCGATCGCATCGCCGATAGGCGTTCCCTTGCGGTGAGCGGTATAACCAAAGATCCCCAGCCGATCATGCTTCTCCAGCATGTAGGCCCAGAACTGGACGTAGGCTGGCGAGAAAAAATCTCCCAACGCATGCAGGCGGAGCAACACACCCTCGCGCACCCGTCGCTGGCCGCCTCGACCGCGCCGCTTAGGCGCCGCAGGGATAAGCCGATCCAACTCCAGTGCCAACCGGTCAAACAGCGCGATCAGATTGCTATGGTCGACCCGCTTGGCGAGCGGCATGTTGTTCCCGTAGCAATCGAACCAATGCAGGCAGGTGAGCGGGCACGTCGCGCGCTCCTCGAACGACAGGGTATAGATCCAGTATCCCCGGAACATGCGGCCCTTGCGCACGTCGCGGCCGATCTTGATGTTGTTATGCCCACTCACCAGGAGATCGCGCTCTCCGTCGACAACGACAGGCTGGATCATCCCGCGAAATGTCGTTCGACCTTCACGGATTGCCGGCATGTGCGCATTGAGGCGCCGCGGATCAGCAGGAGATCCAACGCGCGGGGCATTGGATCTTTTGATCCGGATCCAGCGCGTGAACGTGCAGTCATCCCCTTGGCTGGCATAGGCCTTGCGGACACCGCCGTGCGACAGGACGGAATGCGTCATGACCGCGGCACCTCGAAGCCAGCCGCATTGCGATGACCGCCTCCACCCCATTTGCGCGCTATCTCCGACACGTCCGCACGATCGTCGCGCGAGCGCAGTGAATAGGTGACGCTATCGGGGCCGCGCACCTCCGCCGCCGCGAACTCCGCATCAGGATGCAGATCGAGCAGGCGGTTGCCGACGTCGCTGGCAAGGCCATAGGGACAATCGACCAGCATCCCGCGCTTGCCACCGATCCAGCGCGGGACGGCACGCTCCACGATTTCCTCGACCAAGCTATCCCGATAGGCCGCGATTGCCTCGCCCGTCCTGATCTCATCATAAGGATAGCTAGTCAGCCTATCCCAACGTGCAAAATCCATGACACCGCTCGACAGCGCGAGGTGGAGCCACTTGCTTTCGTCTCCGAAGGCGAAGCGCCAGAGATCCCGATCCTCGACAAGATCGACCAGCTTGGGCCGCGTGTGGGATCCGAAACAGAAATCCCAAGCCATACCCGCGCCGGAGCGTTCCATGTCAAACACGGCGAGGATCGGCGGGCGGCGCAACTCATCGAGATCTCGCAGCATGCCGAGGACGTCACCAGCGCCGATTGCGCCGGGAAAACTCTCCTCGAAAAGGAACGGCGCCAGATCCTCACGCGCCGTCTTGTGATGATCGAGGAACAGCACCGACGCGGCGCCGTCATTGGCCACCAGCCGCGCCAGGACGTCAGCCTTGAACGAGAAATCCACGATCAGGATATGCTTGCCGCGGCAATCGAGATCGGGCTCCATGCCGTAATTGAGCGCCACATAGGACGGCTCATCGCCCCAGCGCTTCCACACCGCCCAAGCGGCGGTAAAACCATCCATGCACTTGTCATGATAGACGACGATATCGGGTTGATATTCCATATCACTCCACTCCTACAATTCGCCAAGCCTCACGATGACGCTGGCCTCCGATCTCCGCGCCGTTCGGCAGCTTGACCACATGGCCATGCCGCTCCAGCACACCGAGCGCCGTGCGCGCTTGCTCCGCCTTGCGAAGCCCGCGCGGCGCGCCCTTGCAGATATGGCGCAGGCCAACCAGCGGCGCAGGCCAATCGCTCCGGAGCCAGCCTATCAGCCGCTCCGCCTGTTTTGTCGCCTCATCCACCTCGCCAATGCCCAGCAGGCGCAGCGCCTCGACCGCATAGAACTCCGCCAGCGTCACACCCTTGGCCAGATCCGAAGCGGTTAGCGTCTCCACGTCCTCACGCCCGCGCTCGAACACGGCAATGACCAGCGCCAGCCGTGCGGCTTGCTCCGGCAGCTTGCCGATCACGCCGCGGATTGCATCCCACTCTCCGTTAGGGCCGATTTTCTTCTCGCAGTAATCGGCAAAGGCCCACCACATGCGCTCCGCATCGGCCGCCATCGGCACCGCGCGCGGCTTCAATTCATGGGTATCGGGATCCATGGGAAGCGGGCTCGACATGATCCGATAGATCCGGCGCTGGAACGTCTCCAGGTTCGCATCCGTATCCGGCTGGAGCGGGCGATACATGCGGGATCCGGCAAGGGACTTGGGCGCCGTGACCAGCAGACGCGACAGCAGCCCTTGGCCGCGCAACTCGCCATCGCCCAGCAGCTTACTCGCGATCTCCGGCTGGATCATCATATGGAACGAAAGGCGGCGGCCGAGCAGCAGCGTCAACCCCTCACCAGCGCGCACGCGCTTGATCGGTTTGCCATCCCAGAACTCCGACAGGGCCGCGCCTGTCTTGAGACGGTTATCGTCATTCATCCCATAGCCGCCCAGCCAGACGCCGCCCTCATCGGAGAACAGGCCCATGGACGGCCGCGCTTCCGCGAACAGCTTTTGCAGCCCCTCGATCGTCCCCTCAGTGGCAAGGATGATCGGCATGGCAGGCGGATTAGGTTCATGCCCAGCCGCACGCATCTCCGCCGCCACATCGCCCTTGCTCTTTTTGGCGCGGGCAACGCCCTCTTTCCATGCGGCAAGATCGATATCGAAATTCATCCGATCGTCCTTGTAGCGCCGCCAGAGATCCGCCTCCGCATCACGCACGCCCTGGAGCGCGAACCCATCGGCGGATGACTTTCGATCGCCAGAGGCGGCCACAGTCGTCAGGAACAGGCACGTCGGCTTGATCTCGCTAGTCGGCAGGCGGATATCGACGAACGGCTGGATCGCCAGCGAGGCAGCGCCCAAGACGGATTGAGCGGCCAAACCGTCAGGCACTTGCACCTTGTCCATGATCGCGCGGCAGGCGTTGGCGAGGATCATGCCGAGGCAATCGACAGGGAAGGGGGCGGCATCCTCATTGTCACCGGAGAGCGGGAGCGGCTCCTCCGCCTCGAAATCGGCATGAGGATCGAACCTGTCTCCGAATTGTGCCGTGCCGCGGGGATCTCCTCTCACTGACCGCGAGCCCTCCAGATCTTACCCTTAATTGCGCACGACGTTAGCCGTACGGATGCAGTTTCACCCCACCCTATGAGCACGCTATCCGCATTATTTCCTCCGGCGGGCAAGCCTGTTGCTGCATTGATAAATGACACCCGACCACGCATGAAAAGCAACGTATCCGCCGTATCTAGCACGATATCCTGAAACCATTTTGCCCCCATCCTGGGCGGTACAAGAGCAATCCCGTTCCCATGATCGGCCATCCGCGCGAGCCAAAGTTTTGCCGCCCCACCATAGGGCGGATTGCACCAGACAAAGGCGCACCCCCAAGACGCAGTTAAACAATCATCCTCCAGCGTGAGGCCGCGACGTGCGCATCTATTAGGAACCTCGCAATTTGCTGCCACATCTAAGTCAAACGGGCCGAGCGCTTCAATTATTCCCATAGGCGTCTGCCAATCATCTCGCGTTGACCCGCTTCTTGATTGAAAACTAGACATTCCTTTTCACTCCTCTCAACTCATCATTCCAATCAGCGAACGCCGGATCCGGATAGACCGTCCGCACCTCCAGCCCTCTATCCATGTAGGCCTCACGCGCCTTTTGCGCGGCGGCCATGCCCGCCTTGCCGTTATCCGCGCCGATAGTGACGCGCCGGATCTCCGGCGGGAACTGGACTAGCGGCATCATGCTCGTCCCGCAGCACACGAACACGGGTTGATCCGGCCGCATCATCGATACCGTCGCGCCATCCTCCGGCCCCTCGACCACGATGACATGATCCCCAGCCATACGGCCGAGCCTGATCGCGCCGCCAGCCGGGCGACCGAACGACAGCTTGGGCACCTTCATATCCGGAGCCTTGCCCAGGCCATCATCGGCGAGGAATATGCGCTGGATCCCGATCCCCTTATCCGCCGCATCAGTGATGAGGCACACGACCGCCGGCCGATCGCGGCCGCATTCGCCGGTTGCATCATCATACCAGGACGGGATCACCGCGAACCGGAACCGCTTGGGCATGACCTCGATCCCGCGAGAGAGGAGGTATCGCTCGCCCAGCGTGCCACGGAGCGGCACGGATCCGCGCCATATCTCGCCCGCGCGCTCGATCGCGCGCAGCTTTGTCGCCTCATCCTCCTCGCGCGCCTTGCGCAAGGCTTGCTGATCGACCAGCGGCAGATCTCCGGAGGTAATGGCGGCGCAGGCATCGACGAAAGACAGCCCATCCGCTTGCATGACGAAGCGGATTATGTCCCCGTTCCAGCCGCACCCGAAGCATTGAGCAAAGCCCTTTGTGTCGACCACGAAAAACGACGGAGAGCGTTCCTGGTGGAACGGACAGAGCCCCTTGAACTCGCGGCCGGAGCGCGTCAGCTTTGTGTGCCGCGCCGCAACGTCGGAGATCCGATAGCGATCGCGGATTGCCTGGGTATCGATTGTCTCGCCTGGCACGCTACACCTCGACCCGCTCGACACGATCCCGCTCCAGCACCAGGCGCCAGCCGGGCACAGCAACACCCATTGCCGCTAGCCTCCGCTCCGCCATCTCCGGCAAGACACCCTCCGGCCAGTTGCCAGGCTCAGACAAATAATCGATGAGCCGTTCAAATCTTGGGACGTTCAGAGCGCCGCCACCCTCCAGCCGATCGAACAGCTTGGCATCATCCAGCACCCGCGCGCCCAGTGTTTTGCGCGATACGCGACTCGCGCCAGCCGCGCGGTGCGCGCCGGCCCACAGGTCGACCAGCACGGTCAGATTTCCAATGAGATCCATGAGTTGCCCGATTTCCTGTTATGAGACAGCCAATCCATAATCGCCCAAATGCGAACCCGTCAATGGGCGAATGCCCGTTCCCCATGCGTTCCTGTCAATAATATGGCGTAATAATAAATGTTGCAGCCCTATTGACGCGGGCACGCGCCCGCCTTATGCCTTGGCTTGTCAATCTTGGAGGAGCGACATTATGACCATCAGCTACTACACCGTGACGGCATCCCTTCCGGGTGAGCCGTCGGAACTTGTCACCACGATCGCGAGCGGCCCGGCTGCCGCGGTTTCCGCAGTCACCAACATGATCGAGCGGCGCCGTCAGTATCCGGCGCACGTCCTTTCGCGTGCACGCTTTGCGTGCCGCTCCGGCTGGATCGATCTCTCCGGCAATCGGTTCGAGCCTCGCGTCGATCCGCAGACCGCTCGCGCCATGGGAGAGATCGCATGAGCAGCCCGACGCTATTGGACAAGCTGATCGTTGCCATGGATTGCGTTGATGACCTCTCGACCGATGAGATCAAGATGACGGCCGAACTTCGCGGCGGTTGCCTTATCGCAATCGCGCAGCACGCCGATGGGCGGCGCGCCGATTATCGTGTCTCTCTCGACACGCTCGACAGCGCGACTTGGGAAAACACCGCGGCCGTGATCTTTGAGAACGCGCGAGGTGCGCTATGACCGAGGAACAGAAGCAGGACGATGAGCGCCGCTATCTTGTGGTGCTGTTTGAGGTAAAGGGCGCGCCGCTTGACGCTGACGAGAGCCCTTTTGCAGTTGTTGCTAACATGCCAGCCGAAGGGCCGGCAACCGACATGGCGCGCGAGATGGCGCTATCCGATCCGCAGGATCGAGCCTATGCCGTCTATCAGAAGGTTGGCACCGCGCGCGCAGCGCGGGAGGTGACATGGAAAGGGGCGCGCCCGTGACCTATGCAGAGCGCGCCTATTTCAACCGCGAACCATGCCAGCATTGCGCATCGCGCGAGGATCATCTGGCAATTGTGCGGATCGAGCAGCGCTGGAAAGATGCCGCGCGCGAGATCCGCAGCGACAGGAGGATTGCAGCATGACGAAGAAACACCCGAACGGCGAAGGCTTGCCGCGCACCCCCCGCGCGCTATTGCCCGACGCCCAGGGCTCCGCGCTCGCTCCTCCAGATCAGGCGCGGAGTCCGACCTATTCGCCCGCCTTCCCTCTTGCGGAGGCGAACGACTGGATCTCGCGCTGGCGCAAGGCGGAGGGAGGTTTCTTTTGCCACCCGCAGCCGGACGGCTCCGTAATGGTGCAGCTTGCCTACAAGCACGGGCATGACGCCAATTCGATCGAGGAGGCGCTGGACAAGATCCAGCCGCTCCAGGACGAGTTGATGCACAACCCCGATCTCAAGTCGGCAGTCTGCACGCTCATCGCCGATACCTGGCACATGGCCAGCAAGCCAGCCGCAGGGAGTGCATGACATGGACGCCGAGACCATCATCCTCATGATCGTCTGCCTCTTGCTGCACGTCTGGGCGTGGCACGCATTGCAGGCCCACGAGGGGAAAATCAAAGATGAGGATCCGACCAAATGGCTTTGACCGATAACGCGCGGCCGGATCCCGATCTCTATGCCTACCGCCGCATGGTGATCGATGAGTTTTATTCTGGCGAGATCGCGGCGGCCGAGATGCGGATCCTTTGCGACGGCGATCCGGAGCTGGATCTCATGTTCAAGGAGGAGATCATGTTCCTTGAGGCCAGAGAAGATCGATCGCGATTGTGCATCATTGCCTACGGCATGGGCGCCGCGATCCTTTGCCTCATCGCCGCCGTGATCATCGCGGTTTATTGGCAATGAGCGAGACGCAGCCCGACATGCTGGGCGGCAAGGCGGTTCCCGCCAGCCGCTTGCGCAAGGGCAGGCGGCGCAGCCCTCCGGTAATGCGGCACGGATGGGCAGACAAGCCAGGCACCGGCCCCGTCGGGGAGACATGCGGATCCTGCACCTATTGCGGAGAGTATCGTTTCCGCCAGACCTATTTCAAATGCACCGCCAGATCCGGCGAGCATTGGAAGGGCGGCCGCGAGACGGATATCCGCCCTATGGATCCCGCTTGCTCCAAGTGGAGCGGGCGGATCAGGGGGGCGCGCGCAGCCAATGCGACCCAGCCGAGCGCGCCTCCCGCACCCCCACCCGCAGCAACACCGAAGGCCCAGCCGACAAGGAAACCGGACGATGAGCGACAAATCACAATGCCATGGTGACGACACCCTACCGCTTGGGATCCGAGAGCCCAGCGAGCGCGAGATCGAACAAGCAAAGCGCACCATGCGCCACGCCTTTGTCAGCGCGCCAGCCGCGACCGGATCGATCTACGGGATCCCCGTCGACCAGCTTTCCGAGACAGACAAGGCGCTTGCCTTCGATTGGCTTGTGCAGCAACTCCACCTCGCGCGTTCATGGAGCGGCTCGCATGTCCGGCCTCTTTGACGATCTCCCCCGCGCGACGGTGCCGAACAAGGAGACGCGCGCCGTGCGCTGCATAGTCTGCAACCGGACAATCCACGCCCCGCGAGAGCGCGAGCGCGGCGTTCACGACAATTGCGAGGATCATGCCGATGACTAAGACCTATGGCACGATGAGCGCCAAAGCGGGGGATAGATGCACTAATTCGCCGCACGTCGAAATCTTCACAACCCCTTGCTGCTACAGCGATCAGACGTCCTACGACACCGAATGCTCCGCATGCGGCGCACCGATCAGGTGCGAATATGAGAGCGTGCCGATCGCGGTTTGCACGATCCGCGAGGATGACGAGGAATGATCCAGATCTATATCACTTGCGACCATGCCGAGGGCGGCCGCACGAAGGAAGGCAAGCCGTCCAACTGGTGCCGCACCCATCAGACCGCAGCGCCCGGCGGCGAGGCGCGCGACTTCGACACCGCATCCAGCAAGGCGCGCGAGGCCGCGCGCATCGCCGGATGGAAACGCACCAAGATTAACCCCATGGGGCAGCGCGGCTATCTTTGCCCGACGTGCTACGCCCGCGCTTACGAAGGAGCATAGAATGAAAGTTGACCGGCAGCGCCTCACCCAGGCGATGAATATCGCATCGCTTGTGATGGAGAAGCGCAACACGATCCCGATCCTTGGCAACATGGCGATCATGCCACTTGTGCATGGCATGATCCTGATCGGCACGGATCTCGATATGGAAGTGCGCGCCGAGATCGGCGTTGAGGATGCGAGCGGGCTGGAGGCGATCACGATCGGCGCGCCCGATCGCATCGCGCGCGTGCTTAATCTTGGCGACAGCATGGTGGAGATCGAGAAAGCGACGATCGACAAGGAAAAGACCGCGATCGCGTTTCGCTCCGGCCGGCTCGACCTCCAGGTAAAGCATTTGCCCTATGAGGACTTCCCGCGGATCCAGACCACGCGCAATGAGGCGGACGAGGTGCAACTCTCGCTCGATCACATTGACGATATGCTCCGCGCCAGCCGGGCATGCTCGACCGATGAAACCCGCTATTACTTGAACGGGCTCTATCTGCACACGGTTGACGAACCCTCGACCGTCTCGACCCACTCGCTCCGCGCCGTCTCGACCGATGGCCGCCGGCTTTATGTCTCGCCGATCGCAGCGCCACGCGCCGACGTGCTGGCAAAGATCCTGCCATTCTCGAACAGCGCGCGGAGCGAGGAGCGCGGCATGATCATCCCGCGCAAGGCGATCAATCTCCTTGCGCGGCTCCGGCCGAAGATCGAGGGAGGCGTAACCATGGGGATATCCCCGCGCTTGCAGGAGAACAGCGACAAGACGCTCATCCCGCAGGCGGCCGGCACAATCATCTCCTTTGCCTTCACCATGCGCGGGAGCGGGATCAAGGTGACGATCGCGACCAAGATCATCGATGGCACGTTCCCCGACTATAGCCGCGTTATCCCGACAGCAGAGCAGGATCAGCGCGTGCTTGTCAGCAGAAAGGAGCTTGCGCGCGCCGTGCGCCTGATCAGTGCCGCCGACAGCGGAAAAACCAAAGCGATCCGCCTCACGTTCGACCCGAACGGGCCGAAGCTGGGGGTATCTGCCACCGGCATCGAGGATATCCTCACCGCCTCAACCTGGATCCCGGCGGAAACGAGTGTGAAGGAGCCCTTCACGATCGGCTTTAACGGCCGGTATCTTGCAGAACTTTGCGAGGTGACGGAGGGCGAGACGCTCTTGATCGAGACGATGGATGCAGGCGCCCCGACGCGGATCACATCGCCGGAGGGCAATGGCTTCCGCACCGTGCTTATGCCCATGCGTGTATGACGGAGCCCTATCTCTCCCCGATCCCCGCGACCGAGGATCTCGATTATCACGACAGGGTTGAAGGCCAGCCGGTAATCCGGCGCCTTCACCTCTATCCCCAAGCGGACGGATCTCGAATGCCATGCCGCCCGCGCTTTTGCCGTGAATGCTGGAAAAAGGGTTATCGCCATGAGTGACACACAGACCTCCGTTATTCAGACCATCAGCGAGACGCGGATATCTGGATACCCATTGCCCGGCTGGCGCCTCGCGCAAATCGAGAGCCTGCCTCGCGCGCTGGACGGCGCGATAGGCTGGAGCGTTATCCTAGAGCGGACGCTCGACAGCAAGCAAATCGGCCGCGTCAACGCTACCAGCATCGCCGGCGTGTTTGACGCATGGGACAGAGCAATCCGTATGGCCAAGGACTTTGACAAGGATTCCGCCCGATGGCGGCGCTCTGCGTGACAGTGGCCTGTGTTTTTGTCGCGCCTGCGGTTGCAGCGTGTGTTTGGAGATTTGTGTGATGGAAAAGAAAGCAAAGCCTGCATTCTCGAACGCGAAGTTCGAAGCTACTGGCGAAACTAAAGACTGGTTCGGCATAACGCTGCATCGCATTCGTTCGACCGCCGATATTGCCGCGTTAGGTATTGTTGCCGGAACGCTGGGCGGGTGGATCGAAAAGGAAGAATGCCTTTCGGTCTACGGCAATGCGTGGGTCTCCGGCAATGCGCGGGTCTCCGGCAATGCGCGGGTCTCCGGCAATGCGCGGGTCTCCGGCAATGCGCGGGTCTCCGGCGATGCGCGGGTCTCCGGCGATGCGCGGGTCTCCGGCGATGCGCGGGT